TATTGATGGTTGGTTCTCTGTTTGTGAAATGGAGTTTCTGGCGAAGGTGATGAAAAGTGAAGGGAAGTTTCCTGAGTAAAAAGGGGCCATTGCATCACGCCTTTGGCAAGAAACAGTCACCTGAAAACATTCAAAAACGGATGGAAGGAATCAGAAAAGCATGGCAACGGAAAAGGGAGCAAGCGGCAAATTTGTTTGTGTTGAAATCGGAAGCTGGCACGGACGATCCACTAGGGCAATAGCAGACAATTTACCTGATGGTGGAATTTGCTACGCCGTGGATACGTTCACGGGATCGAGCGGGGAGCCGGAGCAACATTCTTCCGCTAAAGAACGAGAAGGTGATCACTGTTTTCAGTGGTGGCTCTGTAATAATTGGGATCATGTCGCCGCCGGTCGTGTGATTCCCATTCGCGCCCACAGTCTGAACGCGGCTGAAACCCTAAAGCATCTTGGACTTCAAATAGACGTTTGTTTTATAGATGCAAGTCACGACTATGAAAACATCAAGGCCGATATTCTCGCATGGGCACCATTGATGAAAGAGAATGGATTAATGTGCGGCCACGATTACTACCCTGAAGGTGAAGAACCGTTCGCGTGGATCGGCGTAAGGCAAGCCGTACAAGAATTGTTTCCTGATGCTCAAAAAACTGCCACAAGCTTGTGGTACTCACGAACCAAACCTAAAGTCAGGCGCACTGTGATAGACGCCATTCCCTTTAACGACGAGTTGCTCCTTCTGGAGACACGGTTTGCTGAATTGGACAGTGTGGTAGATCGCTTCGTTGTGGTAGAGGCAACGCGCTCTCACTCAGGCAACCCTAAACCCCTGCACTTTGCTGACAACCTTGCTCGATTTCAACCGTGGCTTAATAAGGTAACCCACATCGTCGTGGACGATTTCCCTATCGAGGGACTATCGGGGCCGGACTTGCACTGGGCCATCGAGCGGCACCAGCGCGACTCGATCATGCGCGCTCTGACAGAGTGCAAGGACGACGACATTATCATCATCAGCGACACAGACGAGATACCTAGAGCATCCGCTGTTGCGTCCTATGAGCCGTCTAAGGGACTTTGCTGCCTTGAGATGAAGTTGTACTACGGTTCAATGAACTGCGAGGGCGTAGAGCCTTGGCGCTGGACACGAATGCTTACCTATGGGCAACTGAAGGGGATCAACCCCTGCGGAGCGAGATACATTCCCAACTACGAAGAGCATCAGGTGATCAAACAAGCCGGGTGGCATTTCAGTTTCATGGGCGGCCCGGACGAGTGGGTAAAGAAACTGGAAGATACTCCGCACCAGGAATACAACAAGCCTGAGTTTAAGGACAAGACTATCATGTTGGAGCGGGTGCGAAACGGAATGGACATGCTGGGACGCGATATTCCGTACCGCATTGTCGAGATTGACGAGAGTTACCCAAAGTTTGTCCTTGATAATATCGGACGCTTTGAAAGGAGCCAGTTTGTCATGCACCCCGAAGCATACAGCTACGTCGCTAAAGTGAAAGAAGAGTTTCCCGACTTCTTTAAGAACAAGAAAGTGCTGGAAGTGGGCAGTCTGATCATCAATGGGACAGTGCGCGACTTCTTTCAGGACTGTGACTATACCGGAATTGATCTATCGGCCGGGCACGGGGTAGATCAGATAGCAAACGTCAATGACTTCATTCCCGCCAATTATGACGTAGTGATCAGCACGGAAATGTTCGAGCACGACAAGGACTGGCAGAAGTCGCTGCTCACTATGTACAAGAAGGTAAAGCCGGGAGGCATGCTGTTGGTTACCTGCGCCGGCCCAACGCGCCCTGAGCATGGCACAACGCGCACAGACAGCTATTCCAGCCCCTTCACTACCAACTACTATAGCAATATCTCACGCGATGACTTTCTCGGCGTACTCGACACGAAAATGTTTGATGAGTGCGAGATTGGGTATCAGCGCGGACAGGAAGACCTGGTGTTTTTTGGCATTAAACCCGCAGAGCAAACGAGGGAAACCGTTACCGCCTGTATCTCCACAAAGGATCGCTATTTTACTACATTACCTCTGGCAATTTCTGCTATTGCTCAACAGACTCATAAGGTTGATACATTAGTCGTCTACGATGATGGTGAGCAGTTAGATTTGCGTGAAATTTCACCCTACAACAACCTCCTGAAGATGCTGGATGAACTGAAGATTGAATGGAAAATAGTGGCTACTCCTCGGAAGGGCCAGGTAGGCAACCACCAGCATTGCCTGGAAACCGCAGAAACCGATCTGATTTGGAGAGTTGACGATGACGAGATACCAATGCCCGACTGTCTGGAGAAACTTCTTGAGTGTATGGCGAAAGATGTTGGCGCGGTTGGTGGGCTTGTTCATCACCCGGGAGCGGTTAATGCGCCACCCGACTTTCTTGATGGCTCACTGGAGGATGTAAAGGCAAACCTAAACCTTGCGTGGTTTGCATGGAATGGTGGCCCGCGTGAGGTATCGCAGTTGTACAGCACTTTCGTTTATCGCCGGGAAGCGGGAAAAAAGGCTGGCGGCTATCCAAAGGGGTTATCACAAATTGGCCACCGGGAAGAAACGATCTTCTCACACTCGATTCAGCGGGCAGGCCACAGGCTGCTTCTTCAGCCCTTAGCTAAGACTTTTCACCTGCGTGAAAATAGCGGAGGCATCCGTTCGTTCAGTGACCACGGCCTGTGGGAAGCAGATGAAAAGATATTTCAGAGCTATCTGGAGGAGTGGGGAGCGAATGGCAGCAAGCCGACGAAGACGATAGTGCTTGACTGTGGCATTGGAGATCACTTTGCCTTCAAGTCTATTTTACCGGAATTGCGGCGACGTCACCTGGACAAGGAGTTGATACTTGCTGTTTGCTTTCCGAAAGTTTTTGAAGGGGAAAACCTGAAACTGATCTCTATTGCTGATGCGAAAACCATGCTGGGGGCGCGATACGACGACTCAAACCTATACAAGTGGATGTGGACAAACAGGTGGACGAAGTTGCTCCACGAAGCGATGCTGGAGTTCTGGGGATGAGCTTAAAAATTGCGATTGCACCATACTCTGTAAAGCTAAGAACAGGGCGTACTAACCCTAAAAATTACCCTGAATGGCCGGAAGTGGTAGATCGGCTAAAAGCCCAGAGCTACGAGATACTGCAACTGGGCGTGCAAGGGGAAGTGGCGCTAAGCGGCGTTGATCAGCATATTGTGGGCTTTCCGTTTCCCAAGGTGCGAGAGATTATTCAGGCATGCGCTACCTGGGTTTCAGTGGACTCATGGTTGCCCCATTTCTGCTATAGCGAGAGGTTGAAGCCGGGCATAGTTCTCTTTGGGCAGTCTGATCCGCTGATCTTCGGCTATCCTGAGAATATCAACTTGCTGAAAGATCGCCGTTATCTGCGGGAGTGGCCGTTTGACGCATGGGAAGCGGCTGAATATCGCAACGACGTGTTTGTTTCACCTAACGAAGTAGTTGCTGCTGTCAATTCAGTGGTAGCATCGCTTGGAGGATATTATGCCGTTACTTCCTAACATTATCGTTCGACAGTGCATGGTTCGCATTGGTGCCTATTTGGGCATCCCTACCAACATAGCGGGCAACTATGCCTCTAACACGTTCACGGCGTTTGAGACGGAGAGTTTTCCCGTGCAGGCCATGCTGGATAACCTGCTTGGGGTGGAACAGGAAATGGCACACGCCATTGCCATGAATCAGAGTAACGTGCTGCGAGCAAATATCAAGGATCAGGTAGTGGTGGTAAGCGGCGACGAAATTCCTTCCTTTGGCTCAAGTTCTACAACCGCAAAAATCATTGGTGAATGGGGCCAGGTTCGCACGAGGCCGTTTGCCGCCGTGGCGGCTACTGCGAGTATCTCTCCGGGTTCTGGCGGTAATCCTATTGATGGCACCGTCTTGTTTCTTGGCCCTACAGAGTTGCTGGTTTTTGTGGACACGGTTGTCGCGACGCCCCCTGATGTGCAGATCGGCGGCAATACGGCGGCGTCATTTCAGAACCTGACAAATGCCATCAATGCCCAGACTCTCACCTATGAATGTACGGCGGTGTGGACTGGGGCAATCATCAACTTAACAGCCAACACTGCCGGGCAGGGAGGCAATGCGCTGCTGCTATCGAGCAATAGCCCTCCTTACGCAACGGTGGTTCCCTTTAGCGGTGGAAAAAATGCCGTGCCCGGGGGAAAGCCGCTTGTTCCGGCCTTACGGGAAGAGGAGATCAGCATTATCGTTGACAACCCGAACGGTATGTTTAAGAGCAGCTTTTTTGCTTATGCCCTGCGTCCACCGAGAATCTACGCCACTGCCGTTGACCTTCAAATTGACTGCTGCGTATACGACTACGAGGTGCGGCAACTGGCAATAAACGGCAATAATGACTTACTATTTCCAATGTGCCAGAGTGCCTACTTTGACGGACTGATGAGCACTCTGAAAAATGAAGATCCCGTCCTCACGAGCCTGAGTGATCAGTACCTTGCTCCTTACTCACAATGGCTGCAAGCACAGCAGGCCAGCAGGAGCGTGACTACCGAAGCTGCTGCTTAAATGTCGCGATATCACGAGATACTTGCTGAGTTAGGGGTAGCAGACTTTGCCAGCATTACGCCCGAATGGGTGGCGTCTTTTGCCGGCCAATTAAACGATCCCGCCAAACAGGCAGCATGGAGCCGACTCCTTGACCTTGTCGCTGAGTTCAACCCCGAAAGCTACAAAAAACTCAATAGCTACGCATCCCAGAACAAGGGAATGCTGCTGGAATTCCAGGGCTATGAGGAATGGCTCAAGACGCTAGGGCCACATACCTTCACCCACGACCTCTCTGATTTTCAGCGCGATATATGGGACTGGTATTGGCCTACCACGCTAAAACAACGTGGCAATAAGCCTCTCGACCTTGAAGACATTACCTACCTTGCTATCTGGGGAAGAGGTTTAGGGAAATGCCTCGCGGAAGGCACACAGATTCTTTATGGCGATGGTCAGCGACATCCCATTGAAGATGTAAAGCCAGGCGATATTTTGATGGCTGTTGATTGCGCGACAGGCCGTAGCGTTAAGGATCGTGTCGAGAACACGTTTCGTAGTGGCAAGCAGAAATGCTTGCGCGTTCGCACGCGGACAAATAAATCCATTCTTGCTACTTCTGCCCATCGGTTTTGGACTATTGATGGGTGGCGATCTGTCTCCGAGTTGAAAGCAGGGGATCGCATCGCGCTGCCCAGAAGGACGCGCACGGTGTTTTGGGATGAGATAAAAGAAATCTCAGATGGGGGTGAGCATGAAACCTACGATCTCACCATGCGCAGTCCGTCGCACAACTTTATTGCCAATGAGATCGTTAGCCATAATTCCTCCAACGCCGAGTGGCTTGCGATTGCCGAAGGATGTTTAGTCGGCAAGGGCTTCGTTTTGTATGTAAGTTCGACAGCGGAACAGGCTGAGTCGCATGTGGAGGCTATTCGTGATCGGCTGGAGACAGAGGGCCACCTCTCACAGCTGTATCCCGGCATGCGAAAACCTTCCGGCAAGGGTGGCTTTGTAGGTGAGCACAGGCAATACGGGTGGCGGCAGGACTACCTGATGACGAGCAATGGATGGGCTATTCGTCCAGTTGGACTCGACAAGGCCATTCGTGGATGGAAACGCGGTGATGCGCGAGTCACTATGATCTGCTTTGACGACATTGATGACGATGATGATAGCCCGGAAGTTATCGCCAAGAAGGAAAGACGTATCTCAAAGAAGATATTGCCGATGGGAACGGCGCGCACAAAGGTAGTGTTTGCTCAAAACCTCATTCACTCGAATTCTGTCCTTAACCGTATCCATACTCGTCAGACAGATATTTTGGCATTGCGCCGGGGCGATGTCGTGGTGAAGGCGTTCGATGAACTGGAGATTGAGTACACGCACACGCTTAAAGGGCCGCGCTGGCTCATCACGAAAGGTCTTCCAACCTGGCCGCATATTGATATGGCCGAGTGTCAGTCGTTTCTTGATCGCTCAGGCCGAGACGCCTTTCTCGCCGAGTATCAGCACGACTTCTCAGGCGAACAGAATGATCGGGTTCTGCCGGAATACGACGATAGGATACTCCGGATACATGTCATTACATGGTCGCAGTACGAAGCAAAGTACGGGCATAGACGGATACCGCCAGAGTGGCCTTGCGACGTTGGGCTGGATATTGGCTATACGACGGGCCATAAAAGCGCATGGACATGGCTTACCAAAGTGCCGGAATGGGCTGACTTGCCGGGAACGATTCTTCGTTATCGTGGCCGCGTATTCACAGGCATCGGGATAGACGAACAGGCAGTTGCGGTACGCCGCGATATGTGGCCTGACGAAAGGATAGACCGTGAGTTCATGAGCCATGAAAAGTTGGGTGAGCGCATGGTGCTGAACACTAAGCATGGCTGGCACTTTCAGCCTTGCGAGTCGGCTAAGACTGCGGGCATTCCTCAGTGGCGTCACCACCTCATAACAGACCGCACCAAACCTCACCCGTTTCACAGAGACGAGAAAATGCCGGATGGTTTGTGGAAGCTGGGACGCCCGGCGTGGTTTGACATCGTTGACGACGATCAGTTGATCGCACCCCGTGACGATAGAGGACTAAAGACACACCGCGACCAGGCTTATCACTGGAAAATGCGGAAAGTAGAAGAAACGAAAAGCGGCATGACTATCGAACAGCCCATGAAGGCAAACGAAGATTCATGCGATTCGACGAGATCGCTAACAAGCGGCACAGCCTTTGGGCCAGCAGATGGGCGATCCTCTGTGGCACGCCAGATTGCGACGCTGATTCCCGATGGATACCACAGGACAGAGTTGCTGCAGCGCAACGACCTGGACTCGTTTCAGAGGCAA